GCAGGAGCTAAAACCTTTCTCGCTGGGTGTGAACCGGGTTGCGAAACACCACACAAACACAAAGTTGAAGGAGGTGGCAAAGAGGATGAGACGAGGTGGCATAACCACACAGACAGAAACATCATTTGTCACACAGACACAGCAACAGGAGGTGGCTAAAGAACACACGGACGAGCACACAAACCAAGGATGGCCGACTAAAAACTCATCACTACTCACAAGGTCTCGGTTCGAGAGTCCAAGAGCGGAATTCTGCATATGGTCTTTTGCCGCCGACGTTCCCACGTCAGCCGGACTTCATAAGTGAACCTTACAGCTCTCAGTTTTGGCCTACGCCAAGTGAGTTGGTGACTTGAAAAGGGGTCACCACCCTAGAGAAACAAACAACGAACAAATGCAATGCAATGGGGGTTTTCGTTGGCGCTACTTGCCGCCCAGAGCTCGCGATAGCCTTGCAGCCATCGATCGCGGGATGTGAACAGATTGTGAGAGATCTGCTCCCAAATCTCCATCGGGAGAGGGGGGCTCCTCGTTGGCTGGAACAGCCGAAGAGGAGGAGGAAGCGCTGCTGGACAGCAACACCGGGGTAGGGCAGGTCGATCCAGTCTCGAAAAGAGAGCGCAGTTTGCGCAGCTCGTCACGAAGCTGATTGATCTCGCTGCCTTGTTCCGATATTGCAGCTTCGACTCGGGTCGGGATCGCCTTCTCAATGCGAGAGAGCGCAAGGCTCACATCATCATCGATGGGCAAGATCATGACCGTCGTGGAATTGTGATATCCGGCAGCGTAGTACGTGTTGAGGGAAATGTAATTCTGACCAGCGCTAAGCGGCGCTCCGCTCTCTGCGATTGTGGAAAAGCAGAAAACGAAGAGACCATTCGCACCGTTGATCACTCCATCGGTTGACACACTGGTGCCACTCGCATTCGCGCCGTTGTTGAGCAGCTTGAGTTGAGTGATGTCAGTGCCATAACCGAGAATGGTCGTGGAACCAGAAGGAGTGGAACCGCCCTGAAGGAAAGTGTTCACGAGACACAGATAGCTACCATTGTAGCCTTCTGGCATCACAATGCGCACAGCTCCAAGGTTGGGAGCAACTCCGTAGGTACCGTCATCCAGCAGCACGGGGAGGGAGGAGCCAGGGGCAATGGTGAATGGGGTGGGTGTAGCCGTGTTCGCAAAGGTGCCATCCATGGACGCCACGTAGGAAGTTCCTTCGTGGATGTCAGGGAGAGCAGGCTTCAAGAACTCGATGTCGTACGTTGCCCACAATTCACCAAGCTCAGCTCCAGGGTTCGGGTTTCCGATCGTCGAGATCTGGAACAAGCCGACGTCGTCAAGACGATCGTCAGTTGTCGAGGACTCGACTGCATTCGAATTCCGCACGTAGCGCACGATGGTAGGGGATGCCTCCGAAGCGCACTCGATGGGGTGAATGAAGCTCTCCGTCGGCTTGGCCGACGTAGTGAACTCATTGTTGTCCACGGCACTCTGGTTAGCCAGTGGGGTCGCATTCGCATCGTAGAGCGTACTCATCATGACAGAGCCGAGGCCCGTCGTAGATGTGTAGTCCGACGATGTTGAGACGAACTCCAGCAGCATACCATTCAGCTTGTACTGCTGAAAGCAGCCAGCAACAGATGCTCCCCACGGGAACAAAGTGCTGCTGCCCAGCAATCCGGGCTGGATGCGGTAGACCGCCGTCGTGAATCCAGTGGTACCGAAAATCGGCCCAATAAACTCGCGATGGCGCACCCGAGGGGGGCCACCGTTGAACGCCACAGACATAGCACCCATAGACATCGAACCAGGATTGGTGATGCCAGTGAGTGCCGTCATCGCAGCGTCCCCGCGGGGGCCCTTGTGACCAGAGTACACTGCGTGAGCAGCAGACGCACGGCCACGGTAGTCTCCTGAACCGGAGATGGCATGGTAGATGGACGACGCAATGTCTGCGACTGAACCGACACCGCGACCAACAGCACTCCCGATATTACCGAGAGATGTAGCATAGTCGCCTTTGCCTTTCACTCGCGCAAAGCGCGTGGGACGATAGTCACCATGACCAGCGATCGCAACGGCCGCCTTGTGAGCAACCTTCGCAGCCGCCTTGGGGGCCATCTTCTTGCCAGCCTTACGCCGCTTGCGTGCAGCTTTCTGAGCAGCAGTTCGAGGCATCTTGGTAGCAGGAGGTCAGTGGAAAGAGAGATTCGTTGAGTTCTGAAGTTTTAAACGAGCACGTTGGTTCAAGAGCTCCGCTCGCCTCTTTGCCACAGTACAACGCCTCAATCCATGCATCGCTTTTCCAGACATTCCTAATCTGATTCATTGAGAGACCATTGATCTCCCCGTGCATCTTTTCGGAATAGTGATTGTCTAGATATTCGATGTAGGCTCTTAGCACTGATCGGCATTCCCTATTGCCGTAGGAGTCAATACGCAAAGCACATGCCCGAAGGTAGTGCCAACGCACATCATCCACATTTGCGCCACCATACAAAGACGAGAGAACTCGCTCTGTTTCAGGCACAGGGAACCAGATCCCTAACTTGTCATCGAACTCGAAACCTTGTGAAAGGAATCGCACATCTTTGAGTTGCCGGGGTTTTTCATCTGGAGTATTCGTGGTCACACCGATAGCTGACCAGATAGGCGCTATTGTGGTAGGATTGAACCAACCAACAACCGCGTCACTGACAGTAAAGGTGTTGTCATCGCCATTTAAGGCTGCCTCCACTTCAGACATAAACTCAGCGTAGGATGGAGGTTCCACCCCAGGCCAGAGCTTTAGCCATGCGTAGGCAAACAATCGAAACAGAATCATGGTATTGTCAACGATAGTGTTCGACGACCCCGAAGGATTGCCGGTATGTTTTTGGATCAGCTCACCATTCTCCAAGACAACCACTGAATGAACAATGGAAACATACAACGCTGTGAGACGTAGCATATTATCAGGAGTTTGGTCAACTTCACGCAAGAAGGACCAGCGAATGTCCCGCTGCCCCATCATCGCACGCGCAAACAGACTAGAATCAAATTCACTCTCATCGAGCTCAAATGCATTCTTGTGTCGGTCTAAGCGGCGATAAAGGGCGTCGAAACCTTGTAGGAATTTGGATGTGCCAACGAAGGACCAGGTACGGTCTCCTCCGGTGTAGAATTTGTTGTTCATATCTAAGCACATTCGATTCGTAGCAACGGAATGCTCAATGGGAGATGCAGTGAAGGTGCGATGCTTCATTTGATTCAGCTTCGCAACATCCCGCATCTCAACCTTTTGAGAGCAAGTCCAAATTGGTACAATCGTGTTCTCCGGCAGAGCAAGCACGTCCCAGAAATCAGTCAATACACTCCTAGCCTTTTCATCGGCCAAGAAGATCGTCTTATTCTGAAACTGCAAGTTCCATGGGTAACCACAAGAAGTGGTTTTGTCCATTTCGGTAAGAACAAGTTCCTCATCAAGCACACGACTCCCACCCATCACATGGTGAAAGTGCTGCTTGGTCCAGTCACCGGCCAAAGCCCATGCTCCTTCGTCCAACTCAGGTTGCCCCTTGTCGTACTTAGCAGCAGACTTAAAGCCAGCTTCCAATTTTGGGAATACCATCCTGTAGGCCCGCGGCAACTGAATGCCGCGTTCTCTGCAGAACTCGGTGTATGATGTGTTGAGAGCCTCACGCCCTACTTGCTTGGTAAATCGGTTGACACGACCAACGTAGTCTATGTTGCCCCGCGTAAAATATTTGCGAAACAGCACAGATCGCTGGTCAATGTCACCCCCTCTAATTCCTCGAAACTTAAAAACGTCGCGAGCCAGGTACTTTGCATACCATGCAGCCCACTCTTCAAATTCAGGGAGGGGGCCGTCTAAAAAGACGGTGTGGAACCAGTAGCAGAGTGCACCACGTGAGCAGTGATGGGGGAAAACACAGTGTCGACCGAAGTCGTAGCCGTGTGGAAGCCCACAACTTTCCCGTTGGTGTTGAGGATGGGCGAACCGCAGTTACCGCTCACTGAAGAGTAGCTTGCGTATCCACGCTCATCGCCGACTTTGTCCGTCAGCAGACTCTTGACCAAACCAGCATCATGTTTGTAGCGCCCAGAAGCGCAGTCCTCGACGCTATCGAACGTCACGAGTTCGATTTTCTCTCCAACGTTCGGCTTTGAGGCACGAAGCATAGGGACAGCGGAAAACTTGGCAGGGCGAGGAAACCAGAGCAGATCACGGCCAATCACTTTCCCGTTGGAGCGAGAGACTTCCTCAACATCAGCACCGAAGCCGAAAGTGATTTTGTCACCGCCCTGATCGAAGATGTGAAGACACGTGATGATGCCATTGAGCGCCATCGTAGCGCACATACGCACAAGCTGAGAGCCTGCTGTAGTGACTTGACTGACGCCCACTGATTTGGCAGCAGTGGTAGAGTCGAAGCGAGGCCCATTGACGAGCCCTTCTTTCTTCTCATAGGATTTCTCCTCGGAAGTGGTGGTCGGAGTTGGCACCAACAGAGCTTTCTTCTCTGCAGCAGCCTTCTCTTTGGCGGCGATTTTGGGACAGTCGGCAAACTTGTGGTCCACCTTCTTGCAATAAGCACAGACGTCAGGCGCCTTTTCCGCAGCCTTCACCACTTTCTTAGCAGCTTTCTTGACATCGTGAAAGTCGCCACACTTGCCGTTACACTGCGCAAGGGCGCACTTCTTGACTCGCGCCTCGAAATACACACCCTTGGGCAGTTCCACGACAATTGACTCGCCA